AGGCACTTGGCGATGAGTTTTCCGAGGTGCGGTTCCTCGACGGCGTCCAGTCGGCCGCTGCGGTCCTTGCTGGGATAGCCGAAGGCGTTGTCGGCGCGGGTCACGAAGGCGCGGTAGGGGGTGCCGTCGTCGGCCTTGAGGACGGCCAGCGTCACCACCTCGTCGAGCACGCCGGGGAGTTCCAGCGCGGTCTTGCTGCCCTCGAGCTGCAACTGGTAGTAGCGCCGGTTGAAGTCGTCGGTCTTCTCTTCGAGGATGGCGACGTAGATGACGTGCTTGTCGCGCACGTGCTGCAGGTGCGTGAGTGCCGTGATCATTTCCTGGCCCAGCAGGCCGTACGCACCGCGGTTGTCGGGCTTGCCGTTCTTTTCCGAGAAGGCCTGCGGCTGCGTCTTGCACCAAGCAAAGCACAGGCGCGAAAGCACGGTCAGGCTGTCGACGAAGTAGGTGTCGTACTTGGCCAGCTGCGCCGGATCGCCGTACTTGGTGCAGACGTGCTCGAAATGCGCCTGCGAGAAGGCCTGGTCGGCGGTGGCCGTCGGCATGGCGCCGGCGAGGAACACCACGAGATCGCGGAATTCCGGCCAGGTCCTCGGGCGCACGGTGTCGCCCGGCCAGTCGCGCACGGAGAGGTCACCGGCCTCGAGGTCGACGAACAGCGTGGTGTCGGCCGGCAAGGTCTTCAACTGGGTAGTCTTGCCCACGCCCGGGAACCCGACCAAGCCGACCTTGGCGCTGTGGCGTTCCTTGAGCCGCTCTTCCGCCGAGATGATTGGCAGTGCCATCACGCCACCTCGCGAATGTGCTCGGTCACGGCCGGGTTCCAGAGGATCTGGTAGCCCGAGTGCCCATTGCGCGAGAACGGCAGCGCCTCGGCCCATGCCATGCCGGCCTCGGTCAGTTCCCATTCGTCACGCTCGTTCTTGAACTGGAAGCCGAGTGCCTGTAGGCGCAGATTGACGTGGCGCGCCGACATGCCGACGCGTTCGCCGAGCTGCGTCGGATTGAGGCTGCAGAGCGGTTCGTTGGCGGCCGGTAGCACGCGGCGCAACGACTCGAGCGCGAGGCCGGTGTTCTCGTGGATGACGTTGAGCGTCGCTGCCATCGCGATGCCGGGCTTCACGCCGGGAATCCTGGCGATGGCCTCGCCGATGGAAAGGATGGCGATGACTTTGTCCTGGGTGGGCGCCGGCAGTGCGGCCACCGGGGCGGGGGCGGCATACGCGCCGGTCTTGCGGATGGATGGCAACACCTCGTGCGTGACCCAGCGCTTGAAGCGCTTCGCCTCGGCCTTGCGGCTGGTGAGGATCAGGCTGTAGAGGCCCGACTCGTTGATGGCGACCATCTCCTGCTGGCCGCCAGGGGTCTGCACAGTACGCAGACCCTTTTCGTCATCATCCAGTCGACGCGTCTGCTCGGTGCTGACAGTCAATGCCGCGCAGACATCGGCGGCCACGAACCACGGCTCGCCATCCTCGCCCATGATGACGCGGACGTTGTTGGACTCGAAATCGAAGGCGACGATGGAATTCACGGCGCCACCTCCGTCGTGATCGCCTCGACGGTGTCCGAACCCAGATGGCCGCGCTCGCGTGCCACGGTGTAGAGCTTCTCCAGCGCGTTGCGGCGCTGATAGAGCGTGCTGCTTTCGGCCGCGAGCGTCTGGATGGCGAAGGCGACTTCGTCGAGCGTGGCCTCGAGAAGCGACTTCTCGATGAAGTTGCCGGCGCGATCCTGGTAGCGGATGACGGGACTCAGATGATCACCCGTGAACATGCCGAGCTTGGCCTGGAGCGATTGGAAGAGGGTTTCGGGTTTCATGCCTGGTTCTCCTGAACGAGGGCAAGGCGATAGCTCGGCTTGCCGGGTTTGGCGGTGCGAGCCTTGGCGAACGTCTCCTTGAGCGGCGTCGGCCAGGCGTTGAAGCGGGTCTCGGGGATCGAGTAATCGGTGTCGATGTAGTCGCCGACGCTGTCGCCGGTCGCTGCGATGCGTTGAGCGATCTCGGCCAGTTGCGCTTGGTCCCAGACGACCTTCTTGGGGAGATCGACGGTGATGCGCAGCGGACCGTCGGTCAGATGGCACACGCCGAAGTCCCTGCCGGCGGCTTGTCGGGCCGTGCGCGCCTGTTCGGCGTAGCGCTGCTCGAGCGCGGCGTGGAAACGGTCGAGCACCCCCTTGACGAGCGACTGCAGCGTCTGCAGATTGATGTGGGCTTCCTGCAGCGCCGCGGGCGGCAAGGCGGCGATCTGTGCGACGCTCATCTCGGCCAACGGCATGGCCTGATCGATGACGGCGGTGGCGGGTGAGGTCATGTCAGGCGCCCTCACTTCGCCACGCGCTCGGACGTCGAGATATGCAGCGCGCAGCGCTCGTACTCGACGATGGCATCGAGCGGATACGTGACGCGCTTGGAGAGCTTCAGGTACTTCGGCCCGCGCCCCTCGGTGCGCCAGCGCTGCAGCGTCTTCGGACTCACGCCCCAGCGATGCGCCAGTTCGGTTTCGGACAGCACGCGCCGCTCGTGCGGTGCCGGTTGGGCAGGCATCGCGGCCATGCCGGATGCACTGCGATTCGGTGATGTCGTTTGCAGCATTGATACCCCTTTCAGTCAGGTGAGGAACAACGCTTGCAGTGTCGAAAACGGGTGGCGAACTGTTGATGGGCGGGATAGCGAACTCGACGAGAACTTCGAGTTCGCTAATGGCCGGCGCAAATGAAAACGGCGAACCGCAGTGGCTCGCCGTTGGAGGGGAAGGTGGCCGGTCAGGCCGTTACTGGCACCGCACAGGACATGGCATAGGTGCCGGCACGCCGATCGGTCTCGACCAGTGCCTTGTAGGCGTGAAGCGGTCCTTCGTACCTGGGATCGCCCTTGTTCTGCGTCTTCACCTTGAAGACGTCGATCGGCTTGGCACTGTCGAGGTCGGCCCGGTTCATGATCGGTTCGGCCTGCTGCGGCAAGCCCTTGTAGTGCCACAACGCCTTGAACACCGCTGCATGCGCTTCCGTAAGCATGATCGGCCCATGCGGCCAGTCGGCCAGATGAACCCAGCGGAAGTCCGCGGAGAACGGTCCGTTCACTGCTTGCGTGACGTCGTCATCGGTTCCGAACATGTCGCCCGGTTCGATGAAATGGAGGTTGCCGCCATAGAGGGTGAAGCGTTCCTCCAGCGGCAGCCAGGCGACGGCACCGCCGAGGGGATCGGCTTCGAGGTTACGCAGCGGTTGGGGTGTGATCAGCCACGGCGGATTGCTGGTGCGCGAGCTGGCACGCGACACCGCCGTCGGCTGCCGGTGGGCAAGATCGACACTACGGGCGAGGATCACGGGGCGCCGCTCGAAGGTGCCCAGGCGCCAGATCCCGTCGGTGACGGACACGACCGCCTGCTGCGATGGAACATTAAGGGCACCGCGCAGTTTGCGAACGAGCCAGTCGGAATCGAGCGTCCAGGCGCGCATGCTGGATGACTCGAGCGGCACCGGCCCGCAGTCGGGGCACTCGCAGACGAGCCCGTTCGTGCCCTGGACCACAGGGCCGCGCAGCAACTCGCAATACGGACAGAGCACGAACCGCACGTCGAGTTTGGCCGGCTTCATCGCCTTCAGGTCGGCAAGCGTCGACAGCGCTTCGCGCTCGGCGTGGGAGAGGGTCGCCTCCAGCGTCGGCCCCGCATCACCGAACAGCCGGCATGCCAAGGCCCACGCGGTGGCGTTGCGGCTGGTCACTGAGTGCGCTCGTCGATGAGGTCGGGGCGATCGCCGAGGTTCGGGACGTCAGCCGACAGCGTCTGGCTCTGTTCGAGGATGCCGATCTGGACCAGATAGCCCTCGAGTTGGGCGCGCAGTTTTTCGTCGAACTTGTGCAAATTGAGCCGACCCCGGCGCGTCACCTCGATCGTCACCACAGGGTGGTGCTTCTTGCCCGGCGGTGGCGCATAGTAGAGATTGATGCGCGCCGCATTGACCAGCCAGTGGTGGGCCAGCGGATTGTCGTTGGGCAGTTTCTCGGCGATGAGTTCGGTGACGCATTGCTGTTCGCTGCTCGCCATGGCGGTGAATTCGCCCTTGAGCACGCCGTCCGGGCTCATCAGCGTGAGCGACTTCACCTGCAGTGCGACGAAGCCGTCGCTCGCGGCTTG